ATCGCCTCAATGGCAAACGCCATGCACGGCACGGTGTTTGTGGTTGAACGTTATATCATCACCCCAGCGACTGCGAAAATGTCTCAGCAACATGACGCCCTGGAGATCATCGGGGCGCTCAAGTACCTCGTCCGGCAGCACGACCACCACCTCGTGCTCCAGACACCCGCTGCCGCTAAGGGGTTCGCTACTGACGAGAAACTTAAGCGGGCGGGGTGGTACAAACCGGGGATGGGACATGCCCGTGATGCCTCCCGCCACGTATTGACATACCTTGCAGGACAAGGGATCATTGACCTGGCCACCCTCCTTCCAGATGGTATGATGGAGGTTCACACTACTTGAGGAAACTATGACTGACTACTTCCACGGGGCACCGCTCGGTGCCCTCATTTACGAGCGAACCTACTCCCGGGATGGGGAAACCTGGCCTGAAACCGTGCGACGGGTGGTTCGTGGTAACGTATCTTTAGTACCTGAGGAGCATATCGAAGACGGCGAAGCAGAGCTGCTTGAGGAGCTTATGCTCAAGCGTGCTCTCCTTCCGGCTGGACGCCACCTGTGGATGTCCGGCGTGGAGGGTCGTCAGTACCTGGCTAACTGCTTTGTTGCGCCCTGGGAAACTGCCGAGCGCCACTTTGGGTTCATGTTTGGTGAGCTGATGAAGGGCGGTGGGGTCGGGTCTAACTACTCGGCCCGGCATGTCTCCACCCTGCCCTACGTCAAGCGTGTCCCGCTACCGGTGTTCGTCTGTAAGAGGGACCACGAGGACTATCAGTCTATCGTCACTAGACTAGCGTTTGCAGCGGTCAACATTGATGAACCTAACTGGTTCACCATCCCGGACACCCGTGAGGGTTGGGTGCAGGCCCTCGAGATCTTGGTCAAAACTGCTACAGCGGATGAGGTTGTCTCACCCGTGATTGTATTTGACGTGTCCAAGATCCGGTGCAAGGGTACCCCCATCAAGACGTTCGGTGGTATTGCCGCTGGGCCTGAGCCGCTCATGGAGCTGCTGAAGCAGGTGACCATCCAGCTCGCAAAGGTGGAGGGCCACCCGTGGTCGGCTCGTGCGTGTATGGCCATCGACCACCACATCGCTGAGGCTGTCATCTCGGGGAACGTGCGGCGCTCTGCCCGTATGTCTATCATGCGGTGGGATGACCCGGAAATCAACTGGTTCCTGGAATGCAAGAAAGACCCGTCCATGCACTGGTCCACCAACATCAGCGTTGAACTAGACTGGAGGTTCTTCCACCAGCTCAGCAACAAGTACAGTGAGGCGAGCCGTGTCTTCAACCGAGTCATTGACGGAATGCTGGCTAACGGGGAGCCGGGCTTCTTCAACTCACAACTCGCAAGTGAAGGTGAACCAGTGTATGTGGACACCACTAACCCCTGCGGAGAGATTGCACTCCAGCCCGGCGAGCCTTGCGTACTGGGCCACGTCAATCTTGCATATGACTGGGAGACTCCCGCACACCTTGAACGAGCCTTTATGCTTATGTCGAGATTCCTGCTTAGAGCCACCTTCATGGACTCTACCGACGAGCTGACCGCCGAGGTTCTGAAGCGGAACCGCCGTATCGGCGTGGGTTTCTTCGGTGCTCAGGAGTACCTAGCCAAGCAGGGCATCAAGATGTCCAAGGCAGCGTGGAGCCAGTTCCCTATGGAGATGGGCCAATGGAAGCACACCGTACGAGAGGAGGTTGACTATTACGCAGCAAAGCTTCAGATCAATCCGCCTATCAAGACGACGACCGTTGCCCCCACAGGTACCATTGCTAAACTTGCAGGGACGTCGGAGGGCATTCATCCGATCTATTCCAGGTACTACATCCGTCGTGTACGGTACGCAACCAATGATTCCAATATGCCAACTGGCGTCCACCTGGAACCTGACGTGGCCTCAGCGAATACGGTCGTCGCTTCGTTTCCCACCCGTGACGCAGTGGCCGATCGTGTCGGGGACGCCTACCTGGAACAAGCTGACGAGCTTAGCCCCGCAGACGCTGTGGCCTTCCAGGCCCTGGTTCAGGGCTGGTACGCTGACAATGCGATCAGCCACACCATCAACGTCCCAGCAGGAACCACCCACGCCGACCTGAGTGCGGCCATCCGGCCCTACCTGGCGGTGTTGAAGGGTATCACTGTGTTCCCTGACCTTAGCCGTCCCCAGTCCCCACTGGAGCGGATCACGAAGGAGCAGTACGAAGGTATGACTGGTGGTACCATTGGCCAGGCCGAGATTGAGTGCGGCCCGGTGGGGTGCCCGATTCGATAGGAGGAAGATGACGTACTGTTACAAGTGCAAGCTGTGCGGCCAGAAATGGACACAGGATCTGAGCGTAATCGTGAGCTACTGCCACGAGTGCGAGCAGTTCGACTGTGTAGTCCGGGACTACAAGGCCGAGGGCGTGAACGTCGATACGGCTGTCCTCAGGGAAGCCCGTGGCTGACATCTACGTAGGAGATGACAAGTGCTACTTCGTCGTAGAGGCCGGGTTCCGAGAACGAGAGATGATGAAGACAGTACCCGGTGCCGTGTGGCGGCACCGGACGCAGCAGTGGAACATCCCCATGACCTGGGCCGCACTGGCGGCAATGCGGGGGACGTTCGGCTCCGAGCTGAATATGGAGCCGGGGGTGATCTCGTGGGCCTGGTCCGAGCGGGAGAGGGTGGAGGCAGCCCTAGCTGCCCGTGTGGTCGAGCCTGCCCCTGGCCAGTACAGCTTTCAAGAAGTGGGCATTTCATTCTTGAATATTGCGGGGTCTGCTCTGCTTGGCGACGAGATGGGCTTGGGCAAATCACGTCAGGCTATTATCTCGGCTGACCTGCCCTGCCTGGTGGTGTGTCCGAACTCGATGAAGTACGCATGGCGAGAGGAGTGGTTCAAATGGCGATCCGAGTGCTCAGTCTCTGTTGTCGATGGAACACCTACTGCAAAGGCCAAAGCACTATCCTCCGGTGCGGACGTTGTGATCGTGAACTGGGAATCGCTGAGATCCTATTCACGTCTGGCCCCTTACGGGTCTATCCGCTTGTCCGACAAGCAGAAAGAACCTGGACCGCTGAACCGAGAGTGGGCAACAGTGATAGCGGACGAAGCGCATCGAGCAAAGGACCCACACAGTCAGCAGACGAGAGCGCTGTGGGCCACTGGTGCAACTGCAACAAGACGCATCGCTTTGACCGGTACGCCTGTGGCAAACTCCCCGGCGGATCTCTGGAGCGTGATGCACTTCGTGAGTCCGGAGGAGTGGCCCTCGAAGACGAAGTTTATCGACCGCTACTGCAACTCCTCACAGAACTTCTGGGGCGGCCTGGACGTCTACTCATTGAAGCAGAGTACGAGGGCGGAAATGGATGCCTTCTTCGAGCCACGCTTTTTAAGAAGGACGAAAGCGGAAGTTCTGCCACAGCTTCCAGCGAAGACGTACTCCGTGCGCAACGTGATTATGGCCCCGGCCCAGCTCAAAGCGTATGAGTCGCTTCGCAAGGACATGCTGGCTCAACTGGACTCAGGCATTCTTGCTGCGTTTGATCCGCTTGTTCAGTCGCTACGGCTACTCCAAACGGCCTCTGCCCTGCCAGTTCTCGATGAGGCGGGTGGGGTATCGGCTCTCTCGCTACCGTCGTGCAAGGTTGAGGCACTCCTGGACCTCCTCGATGAAGCGGCGGGGGCGCCGATGGTCGTCTTCGCTGCATCCCGAAAGCTCATCGAACTCTGCTCCGAGAAAGTAGATTGTGACCACATCCTCATCACCGGAAGTCAGTCCTCGGTGGATCGGGCGACTAGCATCGAGCGTTTTCAACGAGGAGGAGTACCATTGGCCCTTGTCACGCTGGGAGCAGGAGGAGAAGGAATCACCCTCACCGCTGCATCTCGGGCAGTGTTTCTTCAGCGATCCTGGTCTCTGGTGCAAAACTTGCAGGCTGAGGACCGTATCCACCGTATTGGTCAGATCGGAGATTCTGTAGAGATCATCGACGTAGTGTCGACTGGCACCCTGGAGGAGAAGGTGCGGGAGGTGATGTACGACAAAGAAGCTACGCTAGCGGATGTTGTGAAGGACCCGAAGCGACTGAGGGACTTGCTGATATAATGGTGGTATGAGTCAGCACGAGCACGTCGGAAGTCCGAACAGCTACATGAAGCATCGAAGGCGGGGTGAACCTGCCTGTAAGAACTGTAAGGATGCATGGGCTGCATACTACAGGGAGAGGAGACACTATTACACGCACGGTGAACCAATCGGAACTAACAACGTTCATGAGGTGCCGCAGGAAATGGAACTGGAGCTACCTCCAGAACTTGAGTCCTTCCTCCTACAACTCGAATCTCAGCGTAGGGTCTGCGGTACATAACGCTCTACAGTCGTACTACAAGGGCGACGTTTGGCAGTACGCACTAGAGGCGTACTGGCTGCCCATCTACGACAGCATGTCCAGCGAGGACATCATGATGGGCCAACTCATCAAGGACTCCGAGCTGTCGTACATCATGATGGAGGGCTACATGGAGTGGCTCAACGAATCCTCGGCAGATGCCAATCTCAAGCCTGTCCTCATCGAGGAGAAGGTGGAGATGGAGATCCTGCCGGGTGTAATCTTGCACGGGACGTTGGACCTCGTGCAGGAGGACGGCAACCACAACCTGTGGCTGACCGACCACAAAACAACTGCGGCCTTCGGGGCACTGGTGGACCGCAGACTGCAACTCAACTTCCAGTTGCTGACGTACGCTGTTCTCTGCCGTGAGCATTACGGTGACCGTGCCCCACTGGGGGCTAAGCTGAATATGCTCCGCAAGGTCAAACGCACAGCCAGTGCGAAGCCGCCGTTCTATGCACGGGAGACAGTCTACTTCAACATTACGCAGTTGAACAACCACGTCAAGCAGATGCAGGCGATTACCCGAGATCTTCTCAGGACCGAGGAAGCTATCGCTGCCGGTGACAACACTGTGGCATACCCTGTCGTGGATCAAGACTGTAGCTGGAAGTGTCCGTTCCTCAGCGTTTGCGCCTTCGCTGATGACGGGTCCGACATCTCAGGCGCACTCAATGAACTCTACGTCCAGCGTGACAGGAGCTAAATGGAACCGAACCTTACACTAGTAGTCCACGGCGAATCCGGCGTGGGCAAGACGTGGCTGGGTGCAACCGCACCCGGCCCCCGCCTCATCATCGACGCTGAAGGCGGCAGCGGCTGGACCCCAGGCAAGAAGGTTGCTTGGGACGTGGACAAGGGCACCCCACCCCCGGACACCGAGGAGACCTGTGTTTCCACCGTCAAGAACTTCAAGACGCTGGGTCTCATTCTCCAGTGGCTCCAATCGGGCCAGCACCCGTTTCGGAGTGTCGTCCTGGACAGCCTCACTGAGATTCAGAAGCGGTGCCTGGACAACATTACGGGTGTGGAGCAGGCAGACCAGAGAGCCTGGGGTGAGGTACTCCGCAAGATGGAAGGTCTGGTCCGGACTTTCCGTGACCTCACTATTCCTAACGGCGTGCCCACGCTCGACACAGTGGTCTTTGTCGCTGGTTCACAAGTCAAGGATGGGGTCACCCGGCCTCACCTCCAGGGACAGCTCGGAAACACGCTGCCCTACTTCGTAGATGCTGTAGGTTACCTGTATCTCAAGCAGGACGAGGACGGCGAGATTGCCCGTCAGCTTCTCGTGGCCCCTGTGGGTGGGTACGTGGCCAAGGATCGGACCGGCAAGTTCGGCACGGTCATTCCCAATCCCAACGTAGCCGACATGCTCGGCCTCCTGAGGAAGGATTACAATGCTTGAGAAGACCCTGACCGAAACCATCCTGACTATGCAGGCGTTCCGGGCTAACCTGCCCCACACCGAGGTGGCTGGGCTGTCGTTTGCCATTGAGGTGCTGTGCATCTCCATGCTGGAGAACCTGGAAGACATGGCCGCTCAGGCCGACGAAACCGAAGAGGAGAACAACTAATGGCATCTGTCAACTGGAACTCGTTTGTCGAGAAGGCTGAGGCTGCTGGCGAGAGCATCGGGGAATACTCCCCGGTTCCCGAAGGCACCTACGAGACCAAGGTTCTGGAGTGCAAGGCGAAGAAGGCGTCCACCGGCAAGGACATGCTGGTCCTCACCCACGTCATCGAGGGTGGAGAGTTCGCCGGGCGGCGGCTCTTCCAGAACATGGTCTGGTCCCCGGACAGCCACAAGTCGGTGGCTATCTTCGTTCGCCAGCTCCGGTCCCTCGGCCAGGGCGAGCTGCTGGACCAGCAGGCCAGCTTTGAGCAGATTGCTGCGGGCCTGGTCAACCAGCTTGCCACCGTCAACGTCGTCGTAGGCGAGTACAACAACAAGCCTAAGAACGACATCAAGGGAATTTCCGGTCGAAAGTTCGACCCGGCATCCAAGCCGCAGACGGTCAAGGCCCCGCCTGGACTCCCGATCTAGTATAATAGTCCGTATGACGCCTGAACTCCAAGCAATGGCCGACTTCATGAAGGATAGTGGTGTCCCTTATAGGATCACCTCCACCATCCGGTTGAACGACGCCGGTAGCTATCACGCCTTGGGCCTGGCTACCGACTTCGCAGGACCACTGCCTTGGAACCAGGCCAAGCCTTCTCCCCAGCTTGTTGCCATCTGGAACGCCTGGATGGCACAGGCGGGGGGACTTACCGAACTGATCTACTCAGGCGCACCCTTCTATGTCTCAAAGGGTGTGGTAAGGTCGATCAATACTCTCAGCTCTGACCTTAGAGCTGCGCACTGGAATCACGTCCATGTCGCTGTCCCCAAGGGGTGGCGCTACACAAAGAAGGTAGTTGTGCCTGAGATTGCTCCCCCTGATATTGACATCCAGTCCCCGCCCGGGTTTGTCGCCGCTGGCATCGCAGCCCTTTGCGACAGCAACGGAGTCTGTACTGGATATCTGATCCTTGGTACTGATGGAGGGGTGTTTGGGTTCGGGCCTGGCTCCCGATACTTCGGGAGAGTCCACTAATGGATGGGCAGGCCATCCTCATTACTGCAATGATTGCGGCTCCGCCCTTCGTTGCAGCCTTGGCGTCGTGGCGGTCTGCCAACAAAGCTGTGAACCAAACCAACGGCCAACTTCACGACAAGCTAGACCGCATGGAAAACAAGATTGACGACCTGTCTGAGTGGCAGGGCGATCATATCCATCGTTGGCACAACTAGAGGAGAAGAGTATGCACCAGTGTTCTGACTGTGGTTCAACAGACAGGGCACCCGGCCGCTCTCGCTGCTACCCTTGTTACTACATCCACCGGACCGCACAAGAGGCTCTTAGCCCCATGCGGGTCCTGTGCATTGACATTGAAACGTCCCCCAACGTGGCTTACACTTGGGGGCTTTTCAATCAGAACATCGGTATCAACCAGATCATCGACACAAGCCGAGTGCTGTGTTTCTCAGCGAAATGGTTAGGAGAGGAGAACCAGTTTGCCGCAGAATGGATCGACCGAGAACTCATGCTTCAGAAAGCGTGGGATCTCCTCAACGAAGCGGATGCCGTCATCCACTACTACGGGAGTAAGTTCGACGTCCCCCACCTCAATCGAGAGTTCCTTATGGCGGGCTTTGGTCCTCCCTCTCCGTACAAGCAGATCGACCTCAAGGTCGCAGTAGCCAAGACGTTCAAGTTCACCAGCAACAAGCTTCAGCATGTGAGTGAGGCGCTTGGCTTGGCTGGCAAGATCAAGACGGACTTCAGCCTGTGGGAAGGCTGCCTCAACAACGACCCCGCATCCCAAGCGGAGATGGAGGAATACAATCGCCAGGATGTCGAGCTTCTGGAAGAGCTGTACCACCAGATGCTCCCGTGGATTCCGCAACTCCCCAACCGAAACCTCTACGACGCCTTCTCAGGTTGCCCCTACTGCGCCGGTGAAGATGTCGTGCGAGATGGATTCACCTACACCGCCCTTAGCCGATACAAGCGATTCCACTGCAACGACTGTGGCGCTTGGCTCCGTGCTCCCAAGCGGGAGAACGGGGTGCAACTACAGCCTGCGGTATAATGAACGAAGAACTCCCGGAACTCGTGTGTCTCGTGGTCTCCATCCTCTGGAACCAAGAGACTGATACTGTCAGCGTGGACTGTGAGGGACTCAACCGTATGGAGGTCTTGGGCCTCATGCATGTAGCACTCGAACAACTTAGCGACGAAGCCTATTGGTGGTCGTCAGAATGTGAGACAGAAGATGAAGAGTAGTTTCGTCAAGGCTTTTGGTATGGAGTGGGCTGGCCCCATCCTGCGTACCGCCGTCCAGGCGGGCCTCGTCATCCTGGTCGGTTCCGGTACTGACTGGTACGACGGTCAGGTGTGGAAGTCGGCCTCCCTCGCAGCCGGTGCTGCGGCTCTTGCTGCGCTCCAGGCTAAGGTCCGGGATGAGTGAAAAGGTGCAGATCAAAAAGTCTGCTCCGAAGAAGTCTGAGCAGGTGGAAGAGGTCGCCCCGAAGGATCAGCAAGTTGACCACGCAGAGCTTGATGCTCTACTGGACGAGATCGACGGGCTGCTCGAAGAAAACGCCGAACAGTTCGTGAAGGGTTACATCCAAAAGGGCGGTGAGTAGTACCATTCGGCGGCTCCACCCAGTGCTTGCACTGGCTGGGGCCGTCGTTCTCATTGACCTCGTGTGTGAGAAGACCATCACCAGCGAGCTGCGGAGAAACCGAGATGAAGCAATGATCGGGATTCTCTGGCTCGCCCTACACGTATGGAAGGAGGACAATGTTGCTGGGATGGGGAATGACCCGGGAACAGTACGACGAGTGGTTGGCAAGAGTACAGGCTGGTATGCCCGTGCCCAAGGTAAGAGAAGTAGTTTGCCCACCACCCGATACACGCCCGTATAGCCAGACCTGCACTTACGAGCAGTGGATCGTCATGATGAGGGAGTGCGGGTGGTGGACTGAAGGCGTGTCTGAGGAGGAGTTCTGGGCTAGGATTGCCGAGGCTGATCGACTCGAATACCTGACAAGAACTTCAGAATCTCCGCAATCGTCTTCTTGTCCTTCTTCGACTTCCCAGTCAGATCCTCTGTGGTCACCGGACCCACCCGACCCGGCAGCCTTGCAATTGACGGGAGCTGACTTGCAACTAAGCGCTGAGCAGATGACACAGCGCCCGGCTTAACCCGAGCACCAGAGAAGAGGTCGGTGCCCGAGTGGATCTCCTGAAGAGCCTTGAGGAGTCCAGGAGCAGGGCCTGACGGCAGGTTAGCAATGGCGCCCGCAGCCTCCTTCCCCTCGCCCTTAATGGCGTGGATGAGGGGGCTGAGGGTTTCACCGGCAGCATAGATAGGGCGGTCAGGGGTGGAGATCATGCCACCGAAGAAGGGGATGAGAGGGTTCACACCACGGCTGCCCTGGTCCTGCTGGTATCCGGGAGCGCCCTCAGGGAGCGGGGTGGACACAGCCTGGCTGATCTTCTCAGGAATCGTGATTCGCATGGGATTCTCAGCCAGCGTCTGAAGCTGGTGTGGGAGGTTCTTACGCATGAAGGTGTAGAACGGGATCACGTTCTTCATCACCTTCTGCTCGAACTGGGTCAACTCACCGTAGTCGAACAGCACCTTCTTGGTGCGCTGGGCGGCAAGCACGGGGTCCCCGTACTTGTCGATGTTGTGCATGTACAGCGCCATACGGGCGTTCTTCTCGATACCGGAGTTGATCTTGTAGCCGGTCTGCGAGACCTTACCCTCACGGCCGAGGACGAACTTTACTCCACGCTGCGCACGGTTGCCCTGGGCAGGCAGATACTTGGAGTCCTTGACTCCCACGCCCTTGAGGCGCCCACCCATAGGGTTCTTGATGTTGGTGTGGAAGAAGCCGGACGTGATGATCCCGTCCTGCTGCATCTGCTTGAACTCGTTATATTGCGGTCCTAGCTTCTGCTTGAGCACCTCGTCCAGACCATGCTTGTTGACGAGATCCTTGAACTTCCCGGCGTACACGTCCCGGACGGTGTTCTCCATCTTCTTCGCCTTGGTCATGTACTCGATGACCTGCTTGGGGTTCATCCCCTCAGTCATCATGAGGTACACGTTGGAGCGAGCGTTACGCATGGCGAACGGTAGCGCACCGAGGAGACCGGTGGTAGCCTGTGTCTTCCAGAACTGGCCCCAGGCGGTCATGGCCTTCTCGAAGTTGGGAATGAAGTCGTCCTGGCCAATGACCTGGACGATGTTCTTCATCTCCGTAACGACTTCCTTGGGGGCATAGTGGGTGCCCAGCTCAGGCAGGTCGAACTTCTCCCACCCGGCTTCGTGGAGCTGCTTAGGGGTGAGGCCAGCGTCGAGCATAGACGCCTCGTCATGGAGGACGCCTAGTCCGTTCTTAGCTTCCTTGTTCAGGCCCTTGAGATCCTTGACGTAATCTCGTGCGGCGATCGCCTCGTTGGCGCTCTCGGCACGGGACAGCAAAGACGACACCGCAGACTGCTTGAAGATCTCAGCGTCAGCGGGAACCTTAGCTGCGACATCAGCCATCGCCTTGGCCTGCATCTCGATGTTCTTGCCCTTGACATACTTGGCGTACTCGGGGTCATTGAGGGCGTTGAGGATGGCGTCGTAGCCACTGCTGCCGTTGCTCTCCGCAATGTGATACGCCTTGTGAAGATCGTTGATACCTTCCACCGGCATCTCAGGGAACAAACCACGGAACTCAGTGGCGCTCTGCTTAAGAGCTGCCTTGAGGCTGTGGCCGCCCCGGACAGTGTCGCCTACAGCTTCGGCTGCCTTGTCGCCAGGCAGGCGTTGAAGATAGGTGCTGGTGTCGTGAACACCAGAGATGCCCTCGACAGTCTTGTCTGCGACCTTGGTGGCCTTCTTGGCTTCGCTGGACTTGGTGAGCCATTCGGAGCGAACCTTACGGCCCTTCTCCTCAATCTTCTTGGCCGTCTTCTCAATGGCGGTCACCCGAGACTTCTGCTTGTTCAGCTCATCCAGCGTGATCTTGCCCTCGGAGTGGGCACGCACAGCCTTGACCAGCTTGGACTTGGCTGTCCTCGCATCCTTGGCAGCTCTGGCGGTAAGACCCTGTGCCCGCTTGTTCAGCTCTTCGGCTTCCTGGGTCAGGGTGTCAGCGGACTCCCGAGCCTTGGTCACATCATCAGCAGTGGTGACCTTGCCGAGTGCGCCAGCCTTGATCTGCTTGTCAGTGACCTTGACCCGCATGTTGTGCATGGTGTCAGCGATGTCACCCAGTTGAGGGTGGGTCTCCTTGAGCGCCACACGAGCCTCGTCGCCCTTCTCCAGGACGGAGTGGAGCAGTGCGTCCTCTTCGCCGGTAAGATCCCGGCCGAGGGTGGACACAGCGTTCTTGAGTTCGTGGAAGGTCTCGTCATTGGCGATCCACTTCTTGTTGCCCCGGACGTTCCCGAGCTCCCTAATCTGGCGGGCAATGAGGGTGTCCCCACCCAAGTCGTCGGCCAACTTGCCGACAGGGTTGGTGGCGGAGCGGAGGCCCTTGAGAAGCTTACCACCCTTCTCGGTGCCTTCGATGAGGGCCTTAGTCTTGGCGATAGGCTTGAGGCCCTGCCCGAACTGGACTCCCTTCTCCGTCAGAGGGATGGATACCTTGACGCCCCCACCTGCACGCAGCTTGGTGGCCTTGCTGATCTTGGTGGCTTCCTTAGCCTTGGACCCACCAAACTTGAGGCCCTCTTCGAGCAGCTCTCGGTCAGCCGACCCCTTGGTCAGCTTGATAGCACCGGACTTCAATCCGGCACGAATAGCGTCATCGGTCTCGCCCTTGAGTAGGGCTAGAGTCTTGACGCCCTTAGCGGCAGCGGCGCCTTCCCCGATACCGACGTACATGGTGGGGTCAAGTGCAGCCGAGCCGACGAAGTTCACACCATAGGGGAGCTTGCGATCCCGGTAGCCGCCCTCTTGGCTCTTGTCCCGGTGGGCCAGCGCCTTGGCGAGGTCGATATCCCCCGGCTCCTGGCCGATGGTTACAGCCTCCTTGAGACCCTTACCTACGGAGCCAAGCGCCCCACCGATGTCTCCCTGGACGCCCTTGTTGATGCCCTCCACCGCACGGAGAGCGACCTGCTGGGGCGCAGACAGACCGGACAGGACGGCGCCGCCGACCCGCCCGAGAATGCCTTGCTTCTTCTTCTTGCCCGTGGGTGCGGAAGGATCAACAACCTTGCTGTCCTTCCCACCCTTCACGGTGTCAAGCGCACCCATTACTCAGCAAGCTTCTCTCTAGCAGTTCTGGAACTGCTGATACTACCGGCCGTAGGCACTTGCTCATTCAGAGCGTCCTGCAAGATCTGGAAAATCCGGGGCTTGTTCTGCTCTTCAAGGAACGCCTTTCGCAGTCCGACCAAGACCTCTTCCCGAGGCTTGCCTTCAGCACCCTTCATGATGTAATCCATGACATCAATGAAGTCCTTGTCCTTGAGGATGTCGGCTGCAACCTTAGGCGTCACGTTGATGCTAGCATACTTCTTCGCCAGAGCATCAGCCTGAGCATTCTTCTGTGCGGGACTCAGGTTCTTGATAGTGGTCGAGATAGAGCTGTTCTTGGATGGAGCGAAGATCCCAGCCAGGGTGGCCTCGTCCACCTGCGATGCACGGCCGATGTCCTGAGCCAGATTTTGGATGCCGGTGGCGTCGAGTCTAGCATTCTTGTAGACACCAGGCGCAGCTACGCCAGTGCTCTGCCCAATAATGCCCTGCGCCCTTTGCTTTTCACGGACCGCCGCTCCGAGAAGCTGGTCCACCGTAAGAGGCTTGGGAGCGTTCTTTGACGCTTGTGAGATAGCAGCACGCTGGTTGGCGTTCTTCTCCCGGAAGGCGTCACGCTCAAGGGTGAAGGCATTCTGCTCAGCCTGCTGAGCGGCCTTAGCTTCTGCCGCAGCCTGAGCTTCAGCAATGACCTGCTTGATCCCGGCTTCCTTATCGGCAATCTTCATTCGGTTCTGCTCTTGCAGAGCGGGAAGAGAAGCCTGGAGCTTGTCCAGGTACGAAGCGCCAGACGCCCCGGTCTGCTGCAAAGCGCCCTCAAACCCAGCCTGCTGAGTCCCGAGGATGTTCTGCTGCTGGCCGTAGGAGGCTCCGGTCTTGCCTTGCAGCTCAGCCAGGCCAGCCTCGGTCACTCCACCGAGCTGAGCCTGCTGCTGCGCACGGGCGAGGGCCTCCTGCTGCTGAGTGTTGATCCCGGCTCGGGCGTCGTCGTACGCCTTCTTACCGGCCGTGCCCGCAGTGGCCACAGCCTCCAGGAGCTTCTTCCTGGACTCGTCAACTTGTGATGTTGCGCTACCGTACGGATCAGCCATTAGAATTGCCCCGGATACTTCTTCTTGAGAGCGTCATAGTCGTTGGTGAGAGCCTGCTGCTGAGCGGTACCGAACCCAAGCTCAGCGGCCTTCTGCTGCTGCTCAGCTACACGGTTAGTCATGCTGGCATTCAGGTCTGCGATGTTGGTGGCTGTGTTGGTCTGGAGCTGCCCGAGCTGGTTGGTGTACTGGTCCTCCTGGACCTGGCGATTGGCTAGGCGCTGACCTCCACGGAACACGCCTCGTGCTTCGGCGCTGTTGTCGGCACTCTTCAAGCCTTGTTCCCTATTCTGCTGGAGGCTCTGGCTGCCCGCCTGAAGTGCTGTCTGGTACGCCTGCTGCTTGCGGGCCACGTCGGCCGCAGCGATCTCCAAGCCCTGACCTGAGGCCCGCTGGAAGGCGAGGAAGGCGGGGTCTTGGTAGAGGGTGTTGACGTTGTCAACAGGCGGAGCGGCCGGGGCGATAGGGGCAGGAGACACGCCCTCGGGGGTTGGAGTAGGCGCAGCAACAGCCCGCTGGGGCTGAGGAGCTGCTGCCTTCTGCGTATTGAATTGAGCCAGAGCCGCCTTGGTCTTCGGCCCCATCACCCCATCGAGGGGGCCAGGATTGAAGCCAGCAGCGAGCAGTTGCTTCTGCAACGCTAGTGTTTGCTGGTTAATCGCCATGTTTGTATTATACCTTAGATCGGAGCAGCGCCGTCGTACATGAAGTGAAACGAGTAAGCATCCCCTGTAGCCAAAGCCCAAGGAACTGAGTTGCTGAGGAAGGTGTTAGGACTGGCCCCAGTGAATTGTACTGTAAAGACGTTGCTGTCAGAAAATGAAGGAACGTTGATTGCAACTGTCCTGACTTCGCCGGTACTGGAGTCTAGGATATACCCACCTCCAATGTTGATGGGGTTGATGATGTTGAGGTTGGGGTTTTCCCTGGGAGTAGGGAGTGAGAATCTCCACCCCTCGGCGGGAACAGACCCTGGTGCAGCGCCAGCACCTGCCTGGATGATGATGGTACCCAACACAGTCCTGCCAAATCTAGTGTAGTACCCCTGGACCACGCCGCTACCAAAGGTAGGTGCAGTACCACTACCGACTGTGACGACAGGGACATAGCCAATCCAGCGGCCGGTGCCCAACATAGATTCCAAGTTGGTGTCTCTGTCTTGAAGAAGCCTGACCACATTCTCGAAGTCAGGCTCCAGCTTCGCCCGCCAAGGCTCTAATACTGTGTTGATGTCGTATGGGTACTCGTACTGATTGTTGGGCATGTTAGAGCCTAACTGAGCTGGATTCGATGATGACTTCGATGCGCCGGAAGGCGACACCTCGGCAGTTGGTGAAGTGGATTTGGAATCCGTTGCCGCCACCCTGATCGCCCATACTGATGAACTTGCGTCGGACGGTACCTTCGGTGCTGGACTGCGTACCGATACCGTCCCAGGATTCGGTGTGGCTGACGATGGGGGAGGAGTTGTCGTAATTGCGATAGCTATCAACCCGGCAATCAAAGTGGTTGCTGAGAGTACCGCCAGTGTTCCAATCCCTGAAGTCAACAATGACCCCACGAACCACGACTTCTGAACCTTCATCTGAGTGCCACTCCGGGAGAGAGAAGTTGCCGGTGAGTTGGGCCAGAGAGTTGTCTCCCGGCAGGTTGTTGCCAGGGATGGCGAGGGTTGTTGAGCCTGGAGAGTCCTGACCTAGAGACCACAGATACACCTGAGATGTACCGGCATCATTGGCGAAAGCGATAGTAGTCGGCTGGTCATCCGAGGTGAGAGTGGGGATAGTACGACTAGCTGAGGTCACAAACTGGAGATCAGTTGCAACAGAGGATCCAAAGGTATGTTGTGTCCAGCAATTTCGGTAGTACACCCACATCTTCAACCCAAGAATGCTGGAGGTGAGGTAAATAATCGCATCACGCTCACGCATGATGTATGACATCGAACCGAAACCTTCAGCGAAATAGTTGTCAAGGAGCCGGTCGTATGATCCGTCGAACGAGGCCAGACAAGACTGATCGTTGGGAACAAACAGAAGTTGGCCGTTGGCACCAAGCGTGTCGCCGTCCCGTTGCCAGGTGGGGCCTGGCGACGAGGTGACCCGACGTAGAGTTTCGTTGACGCCCGGCACACCAGACAGCACGAAGAACCCCTCGGGCTTGGCAATGAGGAGCTGGGTCCGCTGAGTGTAGAGGCCGGTGATAGGTGAGGTATCCCCGCCTACGGCAAGCGTGTTCAGTGCAGGCCACGTGGTAAAGTCACCAGCAGCACTGTAATAGAGAATGTTTGGTGTGGACGCAGCAGTTCTGCCCCCGACAACCAGACGATCACCATACAGTGCAATAGCACCGCCGCCTGGCGAGTTCACGTATTTGGTGAGGACCGGCAAACCAGTAGCTACACTGACCTTGTATGAGTCGTCGTCCGCAGCGTCGGTATAGTAGATGACCTGGGACTCACCTCTGGTGACAGCCGAGGTGCTGGTCGGCGCTGAGTCGAGAGACCCTGTAGTGCTCCCCACCCCGTTTTGTGGATCAAAGGCAATGATCTGGGTGCCCTTGATGACGATGATACGCTGACTGTTGTAAGGGCCAATCATGTGGCCGATGGGGTTCCCAGCGAACCCAGTAACGTTGGTGACGCTGAGGCCCTTAAGGCCGGTGCGCACACCAAGCTCTCCCGTACGATACGGGATCATGTTGGTACCGGTCCAACTTCCCTTAGGTGCGTTCCACGGGCCAGCGGCCCCGAACTCACCCTTGGTGAAGTCGTCAAAGATTACAGTTCTACGTGCCATTAAGCCACATCGCTCCAGGTCGGACACGGACACGGGCAGGCGCAGCGCTACGGCGCCGGTTGTCCTGCATCCGCTTCAACCATGCCTGGTACTGGGACATCTCGGCTGCGGCTCGGGGGTCTTCGTTCTGCCGTGCGTATCCCATACTAGCGGCCAGGTGGACGATGGCGTAGCGGAACGGGATGGGCATCACAGGGGCGTCCTCGTTGTTGACGAGGATGGGTTCCTGGCGGATGTAGTCGTGAGTGTATTGCAAGGCGCTGCTGGGAATAGGCGCCAGGATCAACTGCTCTTGGGTGATGCAGTACCAGATTGGAATACCCCGGCCGTCACCGGCGCCTCGGATCTCCTTCAGCGGGTGCCACTCCAGCACGTCATCGTTCACCCTGGCTAGGCCACGGGTGCGGGACCAGACATGGCCGACGTTGACGGGAGGCGTGTAGCTTTGCGTACCAGCCACCGTGTTGAGGGTGGCGCTGGACTGCAACCACGGCCAGTCCTCCTCCAGGGCGATGGCCTGAATGGCCTCGTTAACGAGGTCGTCCAGGATGGGCGCCGTGTAGAAGTTGTCAGCCTCGGGCACACCCAGCCGGGTGCGCACAGACTCTCGGAGGGTTTCAAGGTTCATCATGGGAGGGTAGCCACCTTAGCAGCCGAGACAGACACGATCTGGTTGGCCGTGACTCTAACGTACCACACCCGCTTGCCGCCATCGACGTCCGGGATCAGCTCGGTCACTTGGTACCAGCTCCCGAGGGGGCTGATGTTGGCGTTCGACTCAACCGGGCACTCCCAGTAGCCGACAGCGTTGGACACGACGATGACCTGCCGTGCCACCTCAGCGTTGGGAATGCTGAGGCGGAACCCGGCAGTTGGCATGAGCTTGATCTCCACCTGCACCCCAGGGACGGGGAGCTGGGCGGGATCTAGGATTGTGTTGTAGAGAAGTCCGAGGGTGCCAGTGATTGCGGAGAACGCACCTGCATAAGCAGCTCCACCGTATGGCGCCCCACCATAGGTAGGCACTAGACTGCGCTCCCGATGTCTTCAACTAGGATATAGGCGGGGAAGTCGGCCCCTGCTTCGGTTCCTACTGTGCCCGCTCCAGAGACTTGGTCAATAGTCAGCTTGTAGGTATGTGACCCAACGGACGGAGTGGTGACATACGCTCCGTACATATTCTCGGAAACTCCCGCCAGGTGGCTGCCGCCATCCCACATTCGTTGGAGATACGTTGTACCTTCTTTGAGAAACACAATAAAGCGAGTAGTGGCGTCAGTCGACGCAACCATAGCCTTAGCGGTAATCCGAACACGCCGGTTCGCAGGAACTATGACCGTCACTGCGAGGCCGGTCAGATCAACCTCAACTCCCGTGATGCCTCCTTGGCTGGTGGTGGTTTGGGCGTACCCCAACTGCCCCCCAGCCTTCACGTCGAAGTCTCGTACGGTCGGCCCGTGGAACCACGTGGTGTTGAAGACGTGGCTGCGGGCAACGGAGCCTTCCTGGCCCCGGAGGACCGTGACGGACGTGGCAGCGGCTGTATGGGCCGTGACCATGACGATCTCAGCCGTGCCCCCCACTTCGAGGGGGTCGAGGATGAGGATGAGGTGCGAGGTAGCATCCACCACAGGCAGGTCGGCAAAGCCGGGACTGTTGATTGTGGTGGCGCCAATCGCCAGGGGGTTGTCGGAGATAGTGCCCGAGGTGTTGTTCTGTCGGATGCGGATTTCGTTAGCCATTAGGTAGCCGGTCCTATGTCTTCAACCAAGATGAAGCCGGGATCTTGGGCTGCGTGTTCGATTGAGGCCGTGCCCGTGCCTGCAAATCGCACAACAGATACTCGGTAGTTGTGGGACCCTGCTGTGGGGTTGTTGACGATGACGGGCACCCCAAAACGATCACGCTCGCCTACCACATTGCCTGGGATAATCCCCGTGCGCCCCAGCTCCGTGACCCCGTTCTCCCGGATCACACCGTAGTATCCGGCTGAGTTGGTCACTGTCAGGATTTGAATAGCACTGGAGATCATCAGGCGGCGGTTGGCGGGGGTGTTTATTGTGACTGTGAGGTTGGTGATGTCCGCACTAGCTCCAATGCCTACCTGATTCGACGTAGTTTGGGCGTAGGGAGCAGTTCCAACAAGGTTTGTGCTGGTGAAGGCCAAGTTGAAGTCCGACGCAACCGGCCCGTGGAACCACGTGGTGCCGGAAGAGTGTGTGCGGGCCGCTGAGCCTTCTGCACCCCGGACTACTGTGACCACGGAGGCCGCAACACTGTGAGCCGTAACGGTCACGATTTCGGCGGGGCCAGCCAACTCCAGGGGGTCCAGGATCAGGATAAGGTGGCTAGTCGTGTCAACAGTCGGCAGGTCCACGAACCCAGGGCTGTTGATCGTGGTGGCCACGTTCGTCAGCGGATTATCCGTTGTGGTCCCTGAGATGTTGTTTGAGCGGAGTCTGATCTCGTTAGCCATTAGGACGCTGCCTCATACGTTGCGTTGAAGCCGATCTGATCGCCCGCAGCAATGGCCAGAGCGAAGCCGCTGCCAGCGTTGCCCAGTACCTGGACAGCTTCATTCGCTGAGTATCCGCCTCGGAACTGGACCCGCCCGTTGTTGCCGGTGTCGCAGATCACGTTGCTGGAGAAGCCCTGTGCAAGGCTGGTGTCAAAGAGTGTGTGGGTCCCAAGCTCCCGAGGCACCGACGCCGACGCTATTGCCACGGGCACTGTCACTGAGATCGTCGTCCCTGCGGACCCTGCGCCAGTCGCTGTCAGGAACACGTTCACCGTGATCTTGCGACCGGACCTATGGAAGCGGGCATAGTTCAGCGTATAAGTGATCGTGGCTGCGCCCTGGACCCAGACCGGTGTGTAATCGGTCCACTGACCCATCGGGACAACGTCTTCCCAGGTGTCATTGCCCGCTCGCCCCACGAACTTATCCGTGTCGATCTCGTAGATCAGGTCTCCCCGATACGGGATCGTCGGTCGGGTGGCAGAAGTGACGCTCTCGACCCAATCACTGACCACCGGCCCGTGGAACCAAGTGGTGCCCAGGCCGTGCTGGCGGGGGGTGGTAGTCTCAGCTCCACGGACAACAGTAACCGTAGATGAAGCGGCTGCGTGGGCCGTCACCTGGACAATTTCAGCCGCCCCGCTCAGCTCCAGCGGATCCAGGATGAGGATGAGATGGTTTGTGGTGTTGACAGTGGGCAGGTCAACGAAGCCCGGCGAGTTGATCGTCGTGGCGCCGATGAGGAGTGGGTTATCGGTGATCGTCCCGGAGATGTTGTTCGCCCGGAGCCGGATCTCGTTGGCCACTAGATTGTGCTGCCTCGGCCGTAGCTCTTCATAGCCTTCGTAGTCTTAGGCTGCCGGTAGCTAGGGGTTGAAGGCTTAGATGCGGAGGTGACCACGGTGGGCTTGGGAGCCTTAGCCGGGGGGCCGCTGGTCGTAGTAGCGGTAGGCGTAGGAGCCTTGCCCTTGGCGGGAGCAATCTTAGTTACGCTCTTGTCGCCTGCGCCAGCCTGACCACCAGGGGCCTTCTCGGCGCCCATAGCCCGGTTGATAGCTTCCTTCTGGGCACCAACCTTGATGCGGTGCGTATAGAAGCGCTTAGCCGCCTCCAGGAACTCTGGGTCAGCCTTGCCCGAATTGGCGTGCTCGATGGCCTTGGACATGCCCATGGCCTTCATCTCGTTGATCTTAGCTTGACTAACCTTCATCTGAGTCCTTCTTCCAAGGTGCGGCCGGGAGGGGCATGAAATCTCTTGTGCTGCCTGTCAGCGTTGCTCCGATGTCCCGTTGGAACCCGTGGTAGATGCGTTCGGCGGCTTCCCCCATCTTATCATACTGGGCGTCATCCAGCTCTTTACGTCTGGCGTCGTTGGCCTTCTTCACCTCAGCGTGGGGGTCGAAGCCACGGCGGGGGTCATGCTGGACGAGGAATAGGACCAGCCCCATGTCAGCGACACGCTGGCCGGGTTTGCCCCTGATGATGAGGCGGTGCTCTCCGTCCTCGCAGTTCCTCCACAGCTCCATGCGGGAGGTGTCCCGGTTCCAGGCCAGGTAGAGGCGAGGATCACCTTCCCAGCCGAGGGGGCTGTAGCCTTCATTCAGGGCCTTCAGGACGTCGGAGTCGATCTCGACCATGCCGCCGTCCGGTTGAATGTGGGGTACGATCATATCCTCATTATAACAGAAAGCCCTCTCCGAAGAGGGGGCTTTCAGTTTCCTTGTCGGGAGATGAGGGCCAGCGTCGTCATAACGGCGACTATAGGGCTGACCACCGCCTTATTCGTTAAACCTCGGTCACGCCTCGGTCACACCAGTGAACTTGCCGAAGCTGTTGCGTCGGTCAGTAGTCAGCTCGTGGAACCGGAAGAGAGTAGCCTCGTACCGGGCCTTGTTGGGCTGGCGGCTCCAAATGGCGCCGTCCAGGTCCATCCACTCCCAGTCGCCAGCGACGTGGAGCTTCAGGTGCTCGGAGTTGATACCGTAGACCACGCCGGTCTGGCAGTCACGGTCGTCGGTAAGAGCAGCCTCGGAGTTACCCGAGCCAACCGACAGACCCTTGAAGCCACCCTTGAGGTCGAGGGTGTTGACAAACCGCTTCTGGCTGAGAAGCGAAGCCGAGTAGGCTCGCATCACGCCGTCCGAGGTGAGGAAGATGGCCGGATCCTTGCCGCACTCGTAGTTGACCCGGTTCATGAGGCGAACCAGAGCCAGCTCGGAGATGGCGCCAAGGGCGGTCTCAACGTAGCTGGTCCACCGAGGCTCGGTGGCGGGGTCCACGTTGAAGAGGACGCCAGCGTTATTGATGATCGCAGCCAGGCCGGTAGCTTCCACACCGACCGCCGAAGCGTCGGAGAGGCCAGCACGGTACAGGAAGTGCGTACCGTCAGTGGTAGCGGCGAGGGCCGCACCGTCGACGGTGATGGTACCAGGAAGAGCGGCGAAGGAGACACCAACCACGGTACGGAAGTCAGCAATGACGTCGGCGTCGGCAACAGTACCGATGTCGATCTGCATACCGATCTCCACCTGACGCTGCTGCACACGAGTCGTGGCAGTAGCGAGCGGGACGGTATTGTCACCACCGGCGTCGGTACCAATACCGACAACGATACCGGAGCCATCTCCGAAGAGCTGGCGGTTGAAGTCCTTCTTCATGTCCTCAGCGAGACCCTTGGTCTCAACGTTCATGACGTTGATGAAGGAGCCACGGTTGGTCTTAGCGGCCTTGAGGACACGCTCGTCCACCTGGATACGACCGAAGAGCTGCTTGAGCGGAACCCGCTCTTCAGCATAGCCCTGCTGGCCGATGGAGGTGGTGGCACCGGAAGTGCCGGGGAGGTCGGCGCCGTCAACACGGGCACCGAGGGAGCCGTTACGACGGGTGTGAAGCGAGAGGACGGCGTACCGACCCTCAACGTCAACCTTACCCTTAGAAACGTACTCAAGAAGCACGTTCTTGTTGTTGATCTGCTCACGCACCGGGTCAAGATAGAAGTTCTTGAGGGCGGCGTCGGCAGTGGACATTGACTGACCCACAGTGATTCACCTTTCGTGTGATAGTGGGGATGGGAGTTTACTTAGTAGGGCTGGGACTCGGTTCCGGCACCTGGCCATTCCCGCACTGCACACAAAGGCAAATCTCGCCACCGGGGTTCGACTTGACGCTAGTATACCACAACTGGCCTAGAGACCGGCCAGCCACTGATCGAGGGCCTTATCGGCATCCTCGAAGGTCTTGATAGAACGCTCACCGGAGGCAGGAGCGCCTCGGTCGGTGACCATCGGATTGGGGCGACCGCCCACCTCGGCAACCTGCTTGTCAAAGTAAGACTGGTACTTGGCCTGGATCTTTTCGTGAGCTTCCTTGATGTCGCCGGTCTTGGTCTTGCTGGCGTGCCAGAGGAGTTCCTCGTAGCTCTCCGATCCGACCTCGTAGCCGAGTTCCGTGGCCTGAGCTTCGATCCCCACCACTCGGCGTTGGATGTCCATCTCGTGGTCACGCTGTGCCATGAGCTGCTCGAAGTCAGCCCGAGTCATGACGGGGTTGTCCGGGTCGGACTCCTCAATCAGCTCTTCGACTTCTTCCTGGAAGTTGGACTCGATGGCCTCGTAGATCTCCTTGAACCGCTGAGCAGCGGTACGGGGATCAGACTTCAGGGCGTTAGCCAGGTCAAGCCACTCGGAGACTGCTTCCTCCTCGTAGCCATCAAAGGCTTCGTTGTACTTCTTGGCACGCTCACGGTAGGAGGCAGACTCCTTGCGGAGCTTCTCTACGTAAGCACGGTCGAACTTGTCCCCTTCAGGAAGGGGGTCGGGGTCGGACTCTACGGCTGGAGTATCAACAGGGGCGGGGGTTTCAACGGCGTCATCGCCGTCACTGGCCAGGAACGCATCTAGAGCTTCTTCATCGACAGGCATCGGGCCTATCCTTTCTTAGCTTGGAGTTGGCGCACCCGGTTCGGGAGCCAATACCTCGCCCGGACCGGGCGGAGGCTGCATCTCGGCAGGACTGCCGGACGTGGGGCCAGGCAGCGGCTGTTCCGCACCTGGCATACCTTCCATCATCCCTGCCATCTGGGGAATCTGGGCAGGCTCAGAACCTTGAGCTGCCGCAGCCAGTGCGGGGTTGACGTTCATCTGTGCGACTTGCTGGCCAGCCTCTTCGGCAGCCATAGTCTCGTGGGCCTGAATCCACATATCCACGTTGCTCTGGAATTCCTCAGGGAGGCTTTCGTAACGGAGCGTCTTGCGGAATTTGTTGCCCACCTCGATGGACTTGGCGTGGTCATCGAAGTCCCGAGGGACAGGGATGCGCCCAACGGCCAGGTCACGCATACAACGCTGGGCCTTGGCCTTGTCAGCGTCGATGGCGTCCAAGAGGTTATCTTGGTCGGGGAGGTCTGCGATTCGAGTGAACATCTCCGGGTCTTGAATGATCTTTCGGTCCCAGAGTTCTTTGGCGAAGGCTAGGAGGGCGGTTCGCGAACGAGGCATTACTGCGTCCATCGGGACGGTTGCTTCGGTCTGACCTGCTAGGCTCTTTCCGTTCCATTCAACAATCTCCGGGGACTGGCCCCGCTGCTGAAGCTTCGCCTTGCGGGTGTCCTTCACCAGAGCTGCGTAGGTCTCCAGGACCAGGCAAGCGTACCTCTGGAATCCGAACGCCATCTCCCGTGTAAGGGCGCCCAAAGGCGTAGAATCTTGTTCGACAAGGACACTTAGACCGACACCAGACTCGATGCCGGAGGGCGCAACGCCTCGGGAGATTTCGTGCAACCCAAGAGTGTCGTCCATCTGCTCTGCGATCATCCGAGGGTTCTCGATCACCCAGGCTTGCATTGCTGCGGGTGTCATCCATTCAGGCTTACCTGCCGCATTGTTGTAGTTGAGGATCTCGCCAGGGAGGTCCGTCAGTTCTTCGATGCCGTCCAGGGCGGCATCCGGGACGAGCATACGGGCGTTGCCCGCAAGCTTGATGTGCTCCAGGATGTTGGACCAGGACTGGTTGTAGGCGACCTGCATGGGGACCACGGCGTTCATAACCGTGTCTCCCTGGGCACGGCCCTGCACCTTGGTCTCCCGGAAGACCACCATGTTCAGGCGGTCCTTGAAGGGGAACGGCCAGTCGTGGGGACCGTCTACGAACTTGTTGTCAACGACTGTGGCAACCGCACCCTTGGGACGTCCCTTGGTGGGACGCTCGAAGTACGTCAGTACCAGCGTCAAGTTCGGCCTGGGCCGGTTGGATTCCTCCATTGTGAGAGTGCGTCCAAGATAGCCTTGGGCTGCGGTTGCATCCGCAGGCGGTAGGTCTTTCAGGCCGTACATCGCCTGCACCTGGGTCGGGGGCAGAGCCTGAGCCTTGATCCACCACATCGCCTTTTCGGCGTCCTTGGCACCCGGCTCCCACGCAACTTCCAAGATGTTTAGCGGACATTCGTAGATGTCACCTCCACCGATGTCGGAGCCGTCCTGGCGGTAGCCAAGCGTCTTGCCCCGGTCCTGATCCCACTCGAACCCGAGCACAGCGGTCCCGCCCAACCATGCGGTCCAGGCAAGCTGCTCTCTGACGTTCTCCCAGTTGTTTGTCTTAGCGATAGCTTCGAGGACAGCCTCGGCGGTGTGGGCGCCCCGGACAGAGGCGTCATCGGCTTCCGAAGGCGCCACCTCAAACACGAGGGGGCGGCTGAGAAGCTTTGCCATAAGGTGCCGAGTGGCAGGCCAGATCCGATTGAACGTGCAGCGAAGCCTGTCAGGCTCTCGGGGGATAGCCGCAACCGACCTGGACACGGTGTCGAATGTAACCCACTGCTGTCCGTGCAGCATGGCACGGTTGAGGATGAACGACCACTGCTCTTTGAGCATGGCCTGGTTCGATTCCTCAAACTTGTCCTTAATCTCGGAACAGGAGACCTGTCCGCTATCCTTAGCCTTCGAGAAGATGTTTGCCATTCCTACAATCCGTACGGGGTGGGGGTGTCGGGCTTCATCTTCGGCTTGGCCTTAGACGTAGTGATCCTCTCAAGCATACTATATTCTTGAGGAGTGCGAGCAATGATTGCGTTGAGGAGGCGCCGTCGCTCGGCGGCTGCCGACCTGCACCCGGCGAGGAGCAAAATTGTCTCCCCAACGCAAGCTGTTGAGAGCGCAACTACAGCCCAAATCATTTGGCCACCGCAGGTTCCGGTTCGGGAACCGTAGTCAACCAATCTTGCATTGAGGCCACAGCGGCCTCGGCCTTGTAGGCACGCTTCTCGGCACGGGCACGATCTGCCTCGGCCTTCATGACCTGCCCACGAAGCTTGGCGCTGTCATGGGGAGAGAGCATCTGGTAGCCCTTCTCGGCCCACTCCATGATGCAGCGACCACAGATCTTCGGAATCCCCTCAAACTCGATTTCAAGGCCAGGGTCCAGGACGGGAAGGTTGTTGTCCGGGAGCTTGGGAACCTTGCAGAAGTAACAGACGTTGCCTGGGGCATTGTCATAGTTGTCACAGAACTGGTAATATGCCACTCGGAATCGGTCCTTTCGTGGAAATAGAGCTGGGGGCGGAATGCCCCCAGCTCGGTGTAGCGGTGAACTAGGTAGTCTTACGCCAGAGTTCGAGGCCAGACACAGCGATGGTACCAGCGACAATTGCGTCCTCAAGAGCCTTGAGGAAGTTGCCCTGATTACCCTGAGACTGGGGCTGACAACCAGCGCCCATAGCGGTACCCTGGTCACGGACGATGAATCGGATTTCGTGGTAAACGTCGGTCCCCTTGACGGGACCAGCGGCAACAGCAACGGCCATTAGGTTAACCTTTCACTAGAGCCAACAGGATGTTGACTACTTGCAGCACTGCTATAACCACTATACCATACTCAGCCCGCCTAGAGGGCTTGTACGGTGCAGGGGAGGATGAGAGCATTACAGGATCTCCTCTACCTGTTCGGCCATTGTGACAGAGCCGGTTCCGGTAGTTCCGGTGATGTTGACGGACACGAAATGCCCCTTAGGAACCAGATAGCTGAGCTGGGATCTCTGGAGGTTGGTGGCCAGCACACCTGAGAGTTGGTTCCGAGTAGACGCCCGAGCCGTCACAGGAGGGTTGCTGGCATCCGACAAGAGCGTTACCTGGCGGTTTGCAGTGCCCAGTAGGGTAGATGAGATGCTGATCTCCACGGTGTAGGAAACATAACAAGGCCTATCTGGAGATGGCTGGAACGCCGTGCCTAGCACTCGGACAGGGGTGGTCGGCTGGAAGTTCGGGTTCATAGTGTCCCGAATTACAGCGGCGCCCACTAGACTTGCTCCGACACTAGGACAGTGGTGTTCACGGCAGCTTCCCGGATCATGAAGAGCTGCTCATCCGGGCAGAAGGGCATCTGAAGGATCAGCGTGTCGCCTGGAGCGAGTTGGGCGATGCCTGTAGTGGCCGTGACCCCAGTGACGCCAATCCGGCAGGTGCCAGCAGCTCCGATGTTCTTGATGATGCAGGACTTACGGTTGGCGTTGGCTGCCAGGATTGCGATCTGACCGGCTCCCGCTGTCGTTACCTGAGCGCCGTTGGTTGCAGTTCCGGCTACTCCAGCAGCAAGAAGGATCGTCATCGTGAACAGGTTGATGTTCATGTTGTCGATATCAGACTCGATGTTGTCCAGGCTGGTGTTGGCAGCATGGAGATCGCCGTCGATGTGGGTCAGCAGCGTGGTCTGAGCGTCTAGCTCGGCGTTGACAGCATCCAGATCGGTCTCGATATTGACAAGCACGGCAGTCTGAGTGTCCAGCTCCGTGTTAATGTCGTGGAGGTCGCCGTCCATGTGGGTCAGGAGAACGGTCTGGGTGTCCAGCTCAGCGTTGACTTGATCGAGGTCGGTCTCGATGGTAGTCAGCAGGCCAGTCTGGGTGTCCAACTCGATGTTGACGTCCACCAGCTCGGCGGTGATGGCAGCCAGCTCAGCCTCAATAACAGAGAGATCTGAGGTGGTGACCTTGACTTCCCGGTCGGCGTTGAGGTGGAACGGCTCGTAGTTCTGTTCGGCTGGGACGCCGGGGATGATCCACTCGAAGTCGTCAATGAAGGAGGCGTCAAGACCTGCGGTCCCGGAGCCGTCCTTGATATAGCGCATCGTGACAGTGGTGGCACCGGCAACATTGAGGGTCACCTGGGTCCACGTGTTCGCCGTCCCGGAGACCTGCAAGAGCAGGTTGCCTGGGATGATAGCGTCCTTGTAGACCCGGAAGAAGTCGAAGTTCGGCTCCGAGGACACCCGGTACCAGAACCTCAAAGCCGTGGCGGTGGCCGGGATGTTGAAAACCTGATCGGTGCTGGCGTTGGACCCGATTACCGCCGACCGGAGGCAGTTGGTGCCGGTGTGGGGGCTTGAGGTGGTGATCGTCCAGGTACCTGTACCGGCTACGCCACCCTCGAAGTCCTCAGTCGCAACGATCTCCTCGGGGACGGCGGGAACGCCGTCGAGGATACCGAGCGCCATAGTCCCACGGTCGCCCTCTAGGGCGTCAGCGGTCCACGGCCACTGGATGTTCGGGCTGTTTATAGGCATTACCTAAGCTCCGATACTCTAGCGAATCCGTCAGCGAAGTCCCAGATGCCGTTCAAGAATCCGGCAGCGCCGGTACCACCCCACATCGGCCAGGACTGCGGCAGGCAGAACGTATGCTGCGGGGGCACCTTGACGTCGAAGGTAGTCAGCGTAGCCGCCAGGTTGTAGCGGATCATCAGGTTGCCACGAGTGGTGTCGTTGAAAACTTCCAGTGCCCGGCGAGTCGGACCACCCGTGTTGCCAGGGTCCAGGAGGGCGTTGACCAGAGAGGCGGTAATGGTGCTGCTGGTGCTGGTGAACTTGGGTGCCGGTGGGACCACGACCTGATTGAACATGGTGGCCGACACTTCATCCACCCGGGCCTGCAAGGGCTGGAAGGTGCCGGACAGCAGCTTACCGAAGTTCAGGTTGTTGACAATCTGGGCGTCCGGGCTGCCGGTGATGAAGCCCACCGGGGCCACCGAGCCTGAGATCGTACCTCTACGGAGCAGAGTTTCGATGTGGAGGTTGGACTGACCAGTCCCTGCGGCGTGGTACAAGACCCGCATCACCTTCCCACGGACAACAGCGTGTACCGTCTGGAAGGTCGTCAGGTTAGACCCGAAGATGGTGACGTCCAGGAAGACGTCATCGGAGTCGTACCACTCAATGCGGATGGCATCCGCAGCCGCAGGGGCCACGTTCCCGGCTGCCATTACCGTGATCGTGGTGTAGTCAGTCACATCGACCTTGGTGCCCGTGAAGAAGGCGTTGACGCCCAGGTTGATACCGTGGGCGCTGTTCCCAAGGGAGATGACGTTGATGTCTGTCGGTGACAGGCCGGGCATTAGGTGACTTCCGTAACTCGTGCGTTGCCGGTCGCAGCGTCCCAGATGCCAGCCACCACGCCCGTATAGGCAGGATACTGGAACTCGTAGGAGGAGTTACCGGTGATCTTCAGGGTGAATGCTGACAAGGAGGATGTCGCCGCAAACGCCAGGTACAGCGGAGAGGTTGAGTCGTTATACACGATCAGGGCCTTGCGCAGGGGGTTGCTGGCCTTGATTACTACCGTGGTGATGGACGCCGCAACAGACGTCAGGACAGCCGTATCAACCCCGGAGATGTCTCCTGGGATGATGTTAGCAACTACTTGTCCACTATTTGCGCCGGTCTTTGCCATTACTGCCTAAGCTTCAGAATGCAGATGTCGGCGTTACCGCCTGAGGTGACACCGTAGAGGACGTCGTTGACCATGAGGTCTACGTCTAACGTAGCCCCTGCACGTAGAAGGTAGCCGGTACCAGTGGTCACCGTTTCGCCTCCGAGGTCGACATCCGCTGGTCCCAGGTTCAGGAGGGAGGCGGTCATTGGGTCCCCAACAGGCCGGTTGATGGGGTTGGGACTGAGGACGGTAACTGCACCAGTCACCGTCACTCGTGTCCCTACGATAGCCACTAGCCGAGCGGTTCGAGAACGAGGAGGAACTCTCGGTTAGCTGCCTGAGCAGCCGATGTCACCAGGCGGAAGTGTGCCCCACCCAGCTTCATGAGGTTGCTGATCTCAACGTAGGTGCCAGCAGCCGGACCGGTGATGATAACTGGGACTAGAGCACCGGTAAGCGTGGTCGATGTAACGACCCCGTAGACGCCACCTTCCGACACCGGCTTAGGGCTGGCAGTGAAGGTGATGTCCCCAGCCGTATAGGCTGCGGGCATGTGGATGCCAAGAATCCGCCACTCCTTCAGGTCCATTTCTCCTGAAATCGTGGTAGACGTGGCAATCGTGATGATAGCGGTTTGGCGTCCGAAAGGCATGGGCTAGACCCCAATCAGTCCGAGGGCGACCAGAGCGGCGTGGACGGCGGCAATAGAGACCGCAACGCCGGTCTGCTTGGCAATAGGAGTGGTGCCATAGAACCCGACGCCTGTAGCGTTGGTGTCCAGGTGCTGAGCGTTGACCTCGCCTACGAGGCTGGCCGTCACCGTACCACCTGCGGGGAGAGTAATCTTGGTTGGATCCTGGGTGTCCTGGAATCGACAGGGTGCGATTTCACCTGAGCTGGGCATGTTAGTAACCGATCGCCATAGCCTTGACAACGCACCCGGTGGGGTACGCCTCAGCGCCAGTCTTCTCAAGGAAAGCCAGGCCAGTAGCGGCCGACTCGAAAAACAGGACGACGCCCGCAGCAGCGGTGGTCGCAAGGTACTTCGGAGCAATGGCGGTCTCGCCGTCAGCGGCAATAGCCACCCCGTCGAAGAACAGGTTGTCGAGGACGCCGCCCTGGAGGCCCAGTGCAGCGGCGGTAATAGCTTCGCCTTCATCCGGGTAGTTGCCCGAGAAGGTGAGGGTGACGTTATGACAGCGACGGTCACCATAGACGGACATCTTGTTGACTACAACGGCTACGGCCATGATTTCTCCTGGAATTGGAAGGGGTATCGGTTCATTATAGCAGGTTCCCCCAGCGGGAGGCTGAGGTGCGGAGCTTCTTCTTGCGCCGGGCAATGATCCTGTCCGTGTAAACCTTGTTGATGTCGTAGACTTCGGGGTCTTTCTCCACCTTCGGAGGCCGGATACGGTCCGTCATGTGCCGTGCGGCGTAGGAAAGGCAGTCTACCATGTCGTCGTGGGCTGCATTCGGGAACTGCTGGAGTTCCTGCTCGAAATCGGTCAGCCACGGGGCGCTTTGGGGGAAATAGATGGCTCCAGCCTCAAGAAGCGCTACGGCACTCCACGCCCGAGCAACCTTATCCTTGTCCGGGATCAGTTCAATGGTCGCAATGCCTCGGCGGCGGAGCTGCGTAAGCAGTGTCAGGCCGAAAGTGGACTTCTCAATGCCGTGATACCGGATTTTGTGCTTGTTGTTGAGCGCTCTTACAAGGGATTCGTGCTCTGCGGACTCAATTCGCTTGCGGAAGAGGTCCAAAAGCAGGATTTCCCGGTCCGGGGTAACCCCCCAGACGCAGAAAACGGTGTAGTCGCCCGAAGTTTTCTCGGTTGCAGCCAGGTCTGACGTCGTAAAGCACCAAAGCGCCTCCGCTTTGACGGCTTTCATCACCCCACCTGGGGCGTTATATGAATACTGTAGGCCGTTAGGGGTATGTTGCGGAGTAAAGTACCGGAAGTCCTGGGCTTTGAACATGTTACCACCCTGGATGGTCGGCTTCTGCTGGTATTCCGCAGACCACCACCTGGACCCCATGCCCTGCTGAATCTCCCTGAGAACCGGTAGGTCGAAACGCTCGGGCCAGAGCGGCTCTCCGGGAAGACGGCCCACTTGGTCTAGGCCGGATCCTTCCGGGTGGTCGGCAATAGCCGGGAGGGAGAGCTGATACCAGAGATCCGGGTTCTCCTGTAGGCAGCGTCCCGCCAGGTCGTCCTCGTGCCAGCGGGTCATCACCATGATGAACACGCAGCCCGGCTCCCTACGGGGAATAACCGTACCCTGCCACCACTTCCAGTGCTTGTCCCGCACCAGATCCGAATCCGCCTCTTCGGCTGATTTGACGGGGTCGTCAATGACAAACAGGTGGGCGCCCTTGCCCGTGATAGGGCCTCCAGCCCCCGCCGTCTTGAGGCCGCCCTGATGGTTGAGAATCGCCCAGTTGCTTTTGGAGGCGGTGGAGGGGTCGAGGTAGATGCCCAGCTCCGGGTGGGTCTGGATGTAACGGCGTGCGTCGGCGCCGAAGTCCGCTGCAAACTCTGCCTCATATCCCGTAACAATCACCCGGCGGTCCGGATAGCGGGTCAGGAACCAAGGCGGGGTGGCTCGGGTCAGCAGCTCGGACTTGCCGTGTCTTGGCGGCATGTTCACCATGAGGCGGGAAACGAGGTTGCCGGTAGTTGGATGGAACAGTTGGTTTTCTACTAGTTGTGTGGTAATCGAGGAAAGCAGGCGGACATGGGGTGGGGTGAGAAACTCGGGGTTGTTATATTGTGCATAGGCGAGTGGGCTAGATGTAGCAACCTGGCGTCGGAGTTCTGCTTCGATGCGGTCCAGATCCTGAGTCTTGAGAGCCATAGGGTTATTATACAGGGTTGGTTGGGGGAGGGCGGGGAAGGGGAGGGAAGGCGGGAGTGTGCGGGTTGTGCTGGTGCTAGTATTCCCCCCCTAGAAATATGTTTATCCTGGGGGGGAATATAGTGACCAGCACGACATGCAACTACCTGCGGTTATGTTATACGACCAGCACAGTAGAGCGCTGGGGGTGGACCACTACAGCGCGCGCCCGAGGTGCAGGGGGGTGTGGGGGTCCGACAGGGTTGCATCATGCAACCCGCCAGTTGCGACATGCAACCCGCTCCTTCCCCTCCCCGCAGCGCTCCCCTGGGATCGAACCG